AGAGTTTGATCTCCAAAGGTTACACCACCTAATGCTGTACGAACATTATATGGTCTAAACTTTGCAGCATCTGCAGCAATACGAGCAGCGGCTTCAGAACCTGCTGCTGCAATTCCTGCAGCTTCTGTTTGTGCGTCCGCAGCTTTAGACGCTGGACCAAATCCAAATACGTCCGATACTGCATTAATTATATCACCCATTATGCTCTCCTGAATGCAAGTCTTGTAATACCATCATAACACTGTACTTCTTTATAGGGCCAGAAGCTAAACATCTTTCCAAACTTCTGTAACTTTTTATTTTCTTTATTAATCATAATGAACATTGGACCACCATGCATTTCAAAGATAGTATCTAAATCTTTATCAAACTTTTTAAAGATTGCTGGTGTCCATTTTATAACATCAGCGTGCATCCAGTTTGCTAGTCCAACTCTTTCTATGTAAATAATATATTCATCTCTAACACAGACAGGAACCTTTTTATCATCAGGATCAATATGTACCGCCACTGATAGTCCCATTAGTTAGAGTATTTCCAGACATCAAAGTATTTAATGCAGAGAAAGTACCATCAAGTTTGCTATTGACAGCAACCTCAATGTTAGCAAACTCAGTGTTAATCTCTGTGCCCTTAACAATCTTTGCAGGATTACCAGAAGCCAACGAATCCTTGGCTGCAAAGTCCGTAGCTTTTGTGTAATTACTCATTAGATAGTCCTTCCACCTTTAACAAAGACATCAAACTTTTGAATAGACATTGCACTGTCTAAAATCTCAACTTCAAAACCAACCTGTAATACTTTACCATATCCCATACCAGAGGTATGTAATTGATTAATGTTTTCTGAACCAGCATACTCTGCAGTGGTGTTGTACTCAGCAATACCATACTGAGCAACAGCAGCATTTAATAACGATAGAGTTGAATTATAATTCAAACCACCATAATCATAGCCCCACTTAACAATAAAGTTCTGAGCTGCTCCACCAAATACAATAACATTAATCTTCTTTAAAATTTTAACTACAGTAGATTCACCAAAGTCAAAGAAACTTGTGTGATAAATCATACGATAGCTAGCAGTATCATCAGCATACCCACCGTACTTACCAATATACCCAGCTTTACCAATTAATAGTTCTCTTGCTTCAGTAACACATAAAGCAGTAGGACTAATGTTTGTCCATGTAGTTACTCGTGCTGATCCGTCTTCTAAAGCAGTACGCATATCAAACACATATGATAACCCGCTAGTGGGTAAAGACAGAACATAGAATGCATCGTTTGGTGAGTAAGCACTTTTAATTAACTTAGGTGTTTCAGTGTTTACATATGACATTAAATCATCACGAACATTCTTAGACAAGTCTCTAAATGGCAAAGACTTTTCCTGAATGACACGAAGCAAACTACGCACACCAGTATCCGACAAGAACACAATATCTGTACCAGTATTCTGAACTGAGTCACGAGCTACACAACCGATACCTTTAATTGTATCTGCTAAGCTTAGTGTAGCAGGGTCATCTGCACCTGAGTAAACTAAAATGTTACGCTTACAAAAGATAATTAAAAAATTGTTATGTGATGCTAGTGCTACAATAGGGTCATTGTTTGGCACAACTGAAGCAATGTTTAAACTGCCAGAAGAACCAGTAGATAAGTTATCACCATTTAGTAGATCACTGAAGTAAACAGTTTGTTTATCTCCAGTAATATCAGCATACCACATCCGTCCATATGCACCAAGAGCGCAGTTAGGAGTAAAGGTAGATGCACTAAAACCACTAGGTAAAGTTCCAATATCTGCTAATCTTTGAAACCCGTAGCTACCAGTATGAGCATGAGCAGTTGCGCCAAGCTCGTGATAGATTAAAGCAGGGTGTCCTGCCTGTACTAAGTATGCATGAGAAGATGAGTTTAATCCAGTATCGTAAGGAATAGAAGAAATCTGCCAGTGGTTATCAGTAATAGTATATGATAAGTTTGCACTGTCTGTGCTGTTACGAACTACAGCAGTTGTAAGAGTTCCTCTACCAGTAAATAAATAATTATTACCAGCAGATATAACCACATTCCCATCTTCTTTTACTATCTCGTATATTGTTTGAATCTTGTTAGTACTTAAGTCAGTGTTCAAAGCTGAATTAACTTTAGTCCAACCTTTACGAGCACCAATACGCCCAAACTTATCCACTACACAGTTAGTAGCTTCATAAGCAAAGTTGGGCGGTAGAGTAACTCCAGACTCTTGAGTATTAAGACCAAAGAATCCGGGAGCTGCTACTGATACTGCACTAAGCGGTTTAGCCACTTATACTAAATTCCATAAAGTTTCGTTGGGATACCTGCTAGCCTCAATAGCAATATGGTCTGCTAGAGACTTACGATATAAAGCGTAAGCTTCTGAACTGTTTTGCCCCATGTCTTCTCCACGCTCAGCCAATGCTTTAGCATAAGCACCAAAGAGGACAGGCTCACTAGGAACCTTAATGACATCCGATGCTGAGGACAAAGCAGCCTGCGGCTTAATAATATTAAAACGAATATTGTATGCGCCGTTTGGAATAGGGTATAAATCTACCTGAGTATCTCCGTTAGCGTCTACTCCGTTAAAGCTATAATACTTTGGAGACCCGCTCTCAGGCGTTCCAAAGAGAAAACGATCAGTCATCCAAGACCCAGTAGGGTTTTCTAAGAACCAATCACTGGTGTCATTTAGCCAGTTAAGACATAGTTAAATAGGCTTGAAGAAGTAGTGGCAGTAAGGGTATCCGTCAGAGAGTTCCAGTCATAGGAGTCTTCTACTTCACGTTTAATGTCATTGATAAACTTACCAATCATTTTAGCGTAAGTAGTCTGGCTAACAGTACTAACCTCGTTTTCACGAAGCCTAATTAACACATCATTTATTAATTGTAAGTAGGTCATAACAATATTATACCATAGAAGTTAGTACGTGTCAACTACCATTTAACTTTATCTGCCCAATATGCAGCAGACATCTTACCTTTTTGGATGTTCTGGGCGTGCCTAGACTTAAAAGACTCTCTACGTTTTCGGTAGGATTCGGACTCTCCTGCCTTCTTGGGAGACCCTGAGACACCTTGCTGTCCAAATCGAATGGTCTTAACCTGATTACCTTCCTTGGCTACCACTACATGGCTCTTAGTGGGGTGACTGGGAGTGCGTTTAGGTTTATTATATCCAGCAACGCCAGCTCTTGTTAGTCTTGAATCTTTCATCTGTATCCCGCCGTTTTCTTAGCAATTTTTTTAGGTTGTTTAACAAACTGTTTACCAGCCTTGTTTCCTTTTGCCTTTGCTTTATTAGTTGCTGCTTTTTCTGATGGGCTTAATGCTTTCCATGCTGCATCAGGTAGATAACGTTTCTTTCCTTTAGAAAGAGTACCATCTGAAGTTCTCCACTTCTGTGCTGCCCAGTCTTTTAAGGACTGCTGCGGATCTTTTTTCAAGACTTATAACCCCCGCCTTGTTTCTTATACTCTCTAGCTAGTAGCTGTGCTTTTCTTGCTGACCACTCTCCGGGGTCTCCTCCTTTACTACCAGCCTTGATTTTTTCAAACAGACGTTTACGCATTGTGGGTTTAGTGTAAACACCTGCTTGATTAACCTTAGACTTTGTAGGCATTACTTCTTAGCCTTCTTCTTTTTCTTAGGCATTCCAGTCATAACTAGACCAATAGCTACTGCTTGTTTCTGAGGATATCCTTCCTCTTTGAGTTTTTTAATTTTAGCAGAAGCAGCTGCTTGCTTGCCCTTCTTAGTGTAAGGATATTTCTTTCCGTCTACCATTGGCATATTATTCTCCTATGCGTGAAATTGAATTGCTTGCTCTTGAATAAGTTCTATAGTAACTGTGTAGGTAACAGAATTAGTACCAGCCTGTTCAATCCTAATTTCGTCACCGCCTTGAATAACTACTACTGCTTCAGTAAATAAAAGATAATCACCAGCTCCTAAGTTTTTACCAGCAAGAATTAAATATTCTAAATTTTTAGATTTATCATACCAGTAAACTTTAGGTGTTTCAGTACCAACAGTACTAATCACATACAACAGTTGCCAAAAACCAGTATTATTAGCGGGAACTGTATACAGTACTTCTTTAGTAGTAGTAGTTTTAGTTATAGCAGCTGAGACTTTTCTACTCATCTTAACCTACTTTAAGAACTAAACTGAGTAGTAAAACTACAATAAACCCAGTAGTTCCTAATAGAATCTGTTCTAGTCTCTTTAGCCTAGCGTTAATGCCTGCATAGCGTTCAGCACAGACTGCCTCATGAGTATCAAGTTGTCCTTTGACTTGATCTGCGGATGACATTATTCACCCCAGTTTTGGTTACCAACTACCGCAATCAGGGCCTCGACGGTCGTGCAAGCCGCAATCGCAGCCTCTAGCCTGTCGCACTCAGCCACAATCGCCGCACGCTTTGTGACCACATCTGCGGGTATAGCGACATTGCGCTCAGCCTTCCTGACCACCATCCAATCAGTCTGGGCAAGCATCTTGCCAGCAGTATCCTTGACCTGTGCAGTCCATTGGCTCTTGAGTCCTTTGGTAACAAGTCTCTCTGCTGAGTCAACCATCGCAGGTTTACCATCAACAACACCCAAGACTTTGACATACATGGGGTTGCCATCTTGGTCTACTTCTTCCCTATCGTTTAGCAGCTTTGGCAAGCCTGCAGCCCAATAGAATCTCTGGTCGTATTGTTCTGGGTCTGCTACCTCAGTTACGCCTAACTGCTCACGCAGGGCTGGGTCACGCAGGTGTGGATAGCGAATACCGCCGATGACTTGTTCAGAGTCGATTGAGATTACTACGTTATTGAGTAAAAACATTTGTTGCTCCTATCGTGCGAGGGAGTATTTGAAAGGATTTTCTGCTAGAGCCATGTATATGTAGGTTCCACCAGAGGCGTTCACATGAGAGTAATTGCCTCTGTGCTTAAATCCATTAGACAGCATATCAATTACAGGGTCTGGGGCCGTGTATGTAGATTCCGCATCTGAACCGTTAGGAAACAATACTAGATTGCTTAAGTTGTAGGTATTTCTTGCGGTATCCCAAATATGCCACCAACCAGTAGAGTCAGTTCGTTTTACCATCACATACTTAGGACGGAAGTTTGTAAACACAAAAGGCCCATCCGTAGAACCATTGCCCGCGTAACTACCAAAAGCAGAATAGCCAGCCACGGGTGCGAAGCAGTAGGCTACAATACTATTTCCGCTTCCGTTATTACCTGTTTGGTCTCCAAGACTGAAAACAGTACTTGTTGGCGCAGTATTATTCCACCAAAGATTACTTGTGCTTGCGGCGGCGGTTTGCTCTAAAAATATGGCTTTGTTAGTTCCTAATGATGCGTGGTAGACATACCACTCTGCGGATACGCTTCTGTTTTTACAAATTACCATCTGCGGAGCCGTTCCAATTCCATGCCCCACCGTAGCATTTGAACCCGTACCCGTATAAGTAACAATCGAGAACCCGCTAGTAGTGTTTGCGCTGACTGTGCTGGTAATAGTGCCAGCCGTGTTAGATGAGCCAGCACCGTTGGCTTTCCAAATCCAATCAACAAGCGTAGTGGATGTTCCCCAAT